AAGTTTAGCCAACATCCCTTCTGGCGCAGGAGTAATACCAGTTGCTAATATACCGGACTTGGCTGACGAAAAAGTCAAGAACGCCTCAGCCGATGCCTCAGCCGGTTACCTTGCCGAAAAGTTAGCCGCGCTTTATCCATCGCTTTATCAACGCGACCAGAAGTGGGCTTTAAAGACGCCGTATTCCACAGCGGCCAACAGGTATATTATTCTGACGCCAGCTAAGCTCTCAGTAGATATTAACGGAACAGTCTACTTCTTGACCGCTCAAGCAGAGATAGATTTATCCAGTGCGGCTAATTGGGACACCATAGCCGGCACAGATTACAGGACAGCCGCAAACCGAGCAGGTAAAGACTTCTATATTTATGCCTGCGTGCCTGTGTCCGGTTCTGCGCCTAAGATAGTGCTCTCAGCCAACTCAACCACGCCATCAGGCTACAGTGCCTCAACATCACGCAAGATTGGTGGCTTCCACGGGCTATGCGTTGCCGTGGGAACAATAAGCGGCCATACCTTAACCGACTTTGTTGCCGGTGATGTTTTACCAGCCTCAATTTGGGATCTGAATTTCAAGCCTAAATTCGCAAATCCGGAAGGTATGGTTTATAGCGATGGCATAAACAAGTGGGTAGACATCTACTTGGCCTCGGGGACCGGCGCAAGCACGGTTTCGGTTTACGGAGGGACCATAAGTGATACCCGTAACTGGATGGACTTTGCAGATGACGGCGGAGCAGTCAAAAAGAAAATGCTCGATGACGCAGAATTCCAAGTCATTGCTGCGGGTTCAAACGAAGAAACAAATATAACCGGATCAGCAGACCCAGGTACTACCGGCGGTCATGTAGACACAGCAGCCAGACGTATGATTTCAAACATCGGAGTTGAGGATGCTTGCGGTGCATTGTATCAATGGCTTAGAGACCAATCCTCAATGAATGTAACTCAAGCCGCTGGGTATTATGATTTACCCAACGCCAAGGGTAGTATTTACAGACCTGCAAATACAGAAGATGTTAAGCTGATTGCTGGCGGGCATTGGGTCAGCGGCGTGGGTTGCGGTTCCCGGGGTCGGGCTGCGAATAACTCTCGCTGGGCTACGGTTTCGAGTATCGGTTGCCGGTTGTGCGCGGAGCCCGTTTAACGAAGTAAGCCGAATACGCAACACGCTCGGCGACGTTTTTTGACAAGTAACACAGGCTAATGTGTCATCGGTTGCTGATTGCTGGCGGTAATTGGGACAACGCCGCGAATGCGGGGTCCTGCTATCGAAATGCGAATAACTATCGCTGGAATACGAATTCGAATATCGGTTGCCGGTTTTGCGCGGATACAGGGGAAATATGCGGAGAAAATAAACTCCTGGCTGGATGCATTAGCCTTGCCCTAAAGGCAAAATACACAACGGAGGGGTTGGAAGATTAGTAGAGAAATCGAAAGTCTTACGGCCCAGATTAAATGAGAAGGCATGGCAACCTTTACGAAAAGATTACTTCATTAGAAAACTTGAGGTTTGCCTATGCCCGCACGCGTAAAGGTAAAACCTGGCAACGCCAGGTAAGAGCCTTTGATTTAAACATAGACGAGAATTTAAAGAGGATACAAGGAATGCTTATCAATAAAAATTTTAAGACATCAGTATATCGCACTAAGCAGGTCTATGAACCTAAGAGGCGTACTATTTTTATTGTACCATTTTCGCCAGATAGGATAGTGCATCACGCCTTGATGAACGTTCTTGAGCCTATTTATATGCCAATGTTTATTCGCGACTCCTACGCATGCATAGAGGGTAAAGGTCTACACGCTGGAAGCCAAAGGACTATGGAGTTTGTTCGGGCAAATAAGTATTGTCTTAAATGCGACATCTCTAAGTTTTACCCGTCTATAAAACACGATATTCTTTTTAATATCTTAAAGCGTAAGATTAAATGCAAAGACACTCTGAACTTAATCAAGGCAATTATTTATGGCATTGGTGGCGGTCAGAACGTCCCGATTGGAAACTATACCAGCCAGTGGTTTGGCAACATCTACTTAAACGAACTGGATCAATACGCCAAGCACGTTTACAAAATTAAACATTATATTAGGTACTGCGATGACTTTTTATTCTTCCATAACGACAAGGCAGAGTTACGAAAGATTGCCAAAGACTTAAAGGTATTCTTGAGCGAAGAACTCGGATTAAAGATGAGTAAGTGCGAGCTGTTCCCGGTATCTCAAGGCGTAGACTTCTTAGGTTACCGGCACTTCCCGAAGTACGTCCTTTTAAGAAAGGCAACGGCGGTAAGAGTTAAGCGCCGACTTAAGATATTACCTAAGCTTTTGGCGGCCGGAAGGATCACCCTTGAACACTTTCGCTCTTGCATTGCCTCATATGGCGGTTGGATGCGCTGGGCCAACTGCCACAACTTAGGTCTTAAGTTACAGATGGACAAATTACAGGAGATATTAAATGTCGCCGGAAAAACAGCCCAAGCGATTTAACGAATTCGCCCGGGAGACTATGCCGTTAGACGGTAACAAGATTAAACTCGATGATATTGTTAATCGGGAAATTACCGTACTGGATTACCGAATTAAAGACAGCCATTATAAAAAAGCGAATTGCGAGCTGTGCATGACGCTACAGTTTAAATTAGATGACAAAATATCTGTGATGTTCACCGGCTCCAATGTTCTGCGCGATCAGATAGAGAGGTATAAAACCGAGATACCCTTTATCACGACGATAAAGAAAATAGACCGATATTATACATTCACCTAACCAGGAGGAAGAAGATGAAAGGTTTCCCGAAGCACCTAAACACCCGCTTTGACGTAGAGTACTGCCTTGAGCATTACCCGGCAGAAACAAAGGCTTTCTTAACCCAGAAACTTGCCGAGGTTAAAGCCTGGCAGGTAACCGGCAAGCTAAAAGACGGCGAGACCGGCAAAACCAGCGACACGCATAAAGTCGTAGAGGTAAAGGATCAGGTCACAAAAGAGGTAAAGGAGCGCTACCAACACGAATACAAAGATGATCCTAACTGCGAGCTGTTTAAGTTAGGCTTTACCGTCAAGGAAGCTGAGGCGCTGCTTAAGGCCGAAGGGAAGAAATAATGAACCCCTTAGAATGGATAGCCAGCGGTGGCATATTATCGGTAGTGATATTTAGCATCGCCACCTACGTAAGAACAGACAAACAGATAAACAGGGTCTATGAAAGGTTAGACGATAAAACCGAGAAGCTGGAGCAAGAAACCGTCCAGCAAAAGGTGTGCGATATCGTACATAAGCAGGTCGACAAAACACTGCAGGAAGTTAAAGACAGGGTAGAGTGCATCCCGAAAATAAAAGCAGGTATAGATTTATTGCTTAAGCAAAGCGGATTGAAGAATGATTAGAGAAATTATAAACGAATTTAGGCGAGCAAACGGCAGGCACCCGGTGAGCATAGATAACTGGGAAGAAAATCAAAACTGCCTCTGGCACTGCTTACACATGGCCAGAAATCAAGACCTATGCCACGCGCCGGAACATTTAAGGCCCGGCAAATCCGAAGCCTGTGCGGTTAGAGGCTTCTTCCATAACCCCCACGACACCCTGCGCGCAATAGTCTTTGAGCAGTTTGGAAACAGCCCCGGACACAGAGATATTATTTTATTCAACGATAACCTTGCCTGCGCTTTTCACGTAGACCAATACCAGGTATACGTGACGATACGCGGCTGGTAAAAAAAGGAGGAACAAATGAAGAGAGTATTTGCAATTCTGGTGATTGCTATGCTGATGTTTTGCGGCATAGCATACGCAGGAAACGTAGCAGTAACGAAGGTTATGGATACTACCTTCAACGCGGTGACTACTGCGGCTAATTCAACAGCGGTGGTTATCCAAGGAATGGAAAAGGTTTCATTCTTTGTAGTCTATGATGAAACCGAGGTAGGCAATTCTATATCGGCCGCAGTCACCCTTCAAATATCCTATGATAACGAAAACTGGCTGTCTGCTTCTTTCTATGACTACGCTGGCGGATCCACACTTCAGACATCGGAAACCATATCAGCAGACGGAAAATACTACGCATGGTTCAATAAAGATTTGTGCGTGCCGTATGTGAGGGTAGTGGTGACGGCAACGAATACAGACGCAGACGACGTACTGGATGCGGAAGTTTATGTAGCTACGAAAGAATAATAACGAGAAACAGATTCACTAAGAGAGGAGGAGTAAGATGTTAAAGGTAATTACCTGGATTATGGCAAACGGAGCAACCCTGCTTGGTTTACTGCAGGCGATAGTAAAGGCAGTTAAGGAGTTATTGACCGGCGTGGTTAACCTCATCAGTTTAATTCTGCCGCAATCAACGGCCAATAAAGCAGTAGAGGCTGTAAGAGGCGTATTGAACGCGATTGACGACGTGATAGAGAAGATCAAAGGATACTTGCTCAAATGACAGAGATACTCGCGATAATAGGCTCTATCCTTGCCATCATTATCGGCCTGTGGAAGAAATTCGGCCGCATAGCCGCGGAGAAACGCAAGCAAGCAGAGCAGGCGAGAAAGGACTTAGACAATGCCAAAAAGAACGATAGCCCTTCTGATTTTCTTGACGGCTTTGGTCGCCTTAATTAGCGGATGCGCCAGGACATCTGTCTATATTTTAGACCAAGCCGAACTGGTAAGGGTTAAAAAAGACCAAACCGTTACAGCCAAGTATGACGGCTGGCTGTTAAGCGACAGGGCCGTAGATAGAGTTATGAACGCCAAGATCAAGGCGGTGAATCTGCAATGAACCCAGAGAAGAAAACGCAAATCAAGGTAATATTAAAACTTCTGGTAGTGGTGATATTCGCATCCCTATATGGCTGGGGCGGTATGGAAATGAAGTGGTTGCGGCGTTTTGTGGCTCCGGCAATTCTCTGTTTGAGCGCATTCGGCCTCAGCCGGAATTGGCGATATCTTGTGCAGATGCCGGCAATGATGATCACCTTAAGCCTTGGTTACGGCGCAGACTCAGTGATAGGAAAGATATTTAAACGCTTCATGTTCGGAACGCTGAATGGTTCATCATCAAGCACTGTAAATATCTGGCAGAAGAAATGGCTTCTGGTAGGATTTCAGATTGTGCTCATATCGGCCGCATATATTGTTCTTGGGGTATGGAATCCATTGCCCTCGGCCCGGGCCGAAGAAACTTTACTTGGTGCGCTGATAGCATTGATTCCGATGATGAGTGTAAAGGATTACGAGAAAGAGTAGTTGTCCCACGGGAAGCGGCCACCTCCTCCGCTTCCTTCTTCCAAAACGGCTGGAAAACGAGGACCGCCCATCCTACGCTCCAGCCGCCTCCTAAAAAATATTTCTGTTAGATTTTGCCACAGCCTGCGTCTATTAGTGTAGGAGGTGGCAAAATGATTAGTCCTATTACTTGGTTCTGGAATTTCAGGCACAGGAGGCTTATCGAGGAAACGAAGAGGATCCTCCGCTGGAGGCTATTCTTAGATGAGTGTGGCCTCAGCCGGTATCACGTCTCAGCGAAAAATATCTTGCGCCTTTCTAAGTCTGTGCTATAATTTATTCCTTACAAAAGCAGAGAAGATTCGCGGTAATTAAAGAGGCTCTTTAGTGTAGTGAAATTGTAGTGACACATTGTGGAATTAGCTGGAATAGCCTGGAATTGGTTGGAAAGGTATGGTAAGCCATTTTCCGACGATAAAAGTACCAAAAAGCGCAAATATTGAGAAATCAAATACATAGAAATTTGCCGAGGTAGCTCAGTGGTAGGATGCGTAAGTTTCACCCTAAACCCTTGATTCACAAGGGTTTATTTTTTGTAGTGTAGTGAAAGATGTAGTGACTAATAAGGCAGCTTTTCTACTGAGGCTTTTTTGTGATCCTTCGTAAGATGGGCGTAATGCTTCTCGGTAACCTTTACGCTGGAGTGACCAAGCAGTTGAGAGACAGTATAGAGATCAACGCCGTTCATTATTAGATGAGACGCATAGGTGTGCCGGAAGTACTGGAAGGTGACGTTCTTGAGTTTTGCTGCCTCCGCTATCTTGGGGAATGCGTGCTTATGATTTGTAGAATCAAAGCACCGGCCGGCCTCTTTCTTTATTGGAAGAAGGTAGCTTTTAAGCTTATCCGGTAAGGGGATCGTGCGTTCTTTCTTTGATTTAGTTATGACCTCTCCACCGCGTTTGACCGTTATAGAATTATTTCTAAAGTCAATATCCTGCCATTCCAAACGATAAACTTCCTGAGCTCTCATCCCTGTATATAGACCAGCGAGAACAGGTAGATACAGCCGCGTCCCTTTAGCAGCATCCATGATCTTCGGCACATCCTCAAGCGGTAAGAATTTCGGGTGTTTTTCCCCAGGGTTGTAGCCCTTAAAATATCTTATCGGGTTCTCGAATATTATCTTGCGCCGGACCGCAAAATTAAGCCACGCTTTGAAGGTAGCTATAAGCCGATTTGCCGATGAGAGCGTCAGGCTATCATCATTGATACGATGGTTGAGATATTCCTGCAGTTTTTTCTCGGTTATCTGATTAACTTTTGTGATGCCGCTCCACTTCAAAAACGCCTCAATCCGCGATTCATCATCATCATTGGTCTTCTTCGTTTTACGGTGCTGCGAAGCCTCCATGTATTCTTTTAGGATCTCATCGCAAGGAACATCTTGGCGGATGATATACCTATCTTCGGCCAGTTCTTGGTCTTTCTTAGCTTTAAGATAGAGGGCAGTGGAGCGATCCCGGGTGCCAAGGCTTATGCAGTAGGGCTTACCATGGTACCGGAAAGAGAGCCAATAGACATTTTTGCGGCGGTAGAGAGAGCTCATTCTACGTCCTTGAAAAGTTCGGATTGAGTAATACCGAGGAATTGACAAAGTCTTTTCCTCTGCTCGGCGCTGGGTTCTTGGCGTCCTTTTTCCCAGAAAGAAACAGTAGATTGATCTACCCGGGATCCTTCTGCCAATTGGAGTTGAGTAAGGCGGTGTTCTTTACGCAGGATTCTTATTTTGTCTTTTAGTTGCATATAGTTTTTTGATTTTCGGCAGAGCGAGAATTAAGACGATACTTCCTAATAAATATAGCCATGTTCTTTTTAGAAATCTATTTAATTGTATTCTAAATAAGATTTTCTCAGCTCTTAGCTTACTAACTATAGTCTTGTTAATCTCATCCCAATTATCATAATAGAAAGCATAAAGGCATTGATCTGCTGCTTTTTTGGCAGGTCCCATTATTTTATCTTTTTCTTCTTCCGTCATTTTTAGTGTAATCTTTTGGCTGCGAAGATGTATATTTGCTTGGATGTTCTCTCTACATGCATTGAAGGCTTTTTGATGCCAAAATTCTCCTAAAAGAATAACGGCATGTGGATTTTTATCCCATAGTTTTAACAATTCCATCGAATAGCCTGTATCGTTTTCAAATGAATGGTCAACCACAGCGTAGTCAAGAAGAAAACGTGGCATATATGTTTCTTGTTCAGCCAGTAGAGAATGCGTATAAAAAATAATAATTATTGTGCCGATTAAGCCTATTAGAATCAATTTATGTCTTAAGGTATTCATCGTTTAATGTGATACACAGGCATTACCTTCATAACTTGAAGTAGTTATCATGCCATTTTTATCTACTACAAAATAGGTTTTGCACCAAAGATTTATCTGTTGCCCGCCCCAAGTAACTCCACTACCAGAATACGTACCCCAAGGGGTAACCTGTCCAGAATATGATGTTTGAGAAGGAGTAGTTACTGTAGTGCCTGACGTATAGACATAAATTGTATCTTCTCCGTTAGGTGCCTTAAAGGAAGAGGCGGGATATCCCCAACGTGAAAATAGTTCATTTACGTTTTGCCCTGTCCAAGCACCTAATCGTCTTTCATAGTTTGCCTGTGTTGCACAACCAGAGACAAGAAGCAGAAATAGCCCAATAGAAATTATCTTTTGCATCTTCTAAAATACCTCCCCACGCAAACAACCAGAATACCTATTATTATATACATGATAAGGATAGTAGGTTGCATAATGAACCACAGAAACCAAGAAACTACAATGCTTAACGGTATAGCTACAATAAGCAAGAGGATGGGCCGTACAGGGATCTTAGCGTTATTGATCTCAGAGAGTAATTTGTGCATTTTGCCCATCCTTGTTAATATTTCTTAATCTTCTCCGTAACCTTACCGACAATAGTGTATCTTCTTTTATGGTCCAGCTCTATATCTTGGTATTTAGGATTAAGGGGATGAAGAATCTTCTTGGTGCCGTACTCCTTATATTGCTTAAAAGTGGCCTTGTTTTCGTCGCGATCAGCGATGACGACATAGTCTCCAGAAGTTATGGCCACATTAGGCTTAATAATAATTAAGTCTCCTTCTCTGAATTCTGGCTCCATGCAGTCATTTTGCACCTTTAAGGCAAATATGTGTTCGCCCTTTATAGTAGAATAGATATATTCATCGGAAATACCGGCCGGGAATGGGTCGTTTATATCTTCAAATTTGTTAGCGTGGACCCAAGAGATAACCGGGATTTGCTGTACAGGGAAAGGTTCTTTACTGGTGAGTAAGTTACCATAAAGTTCGGCTATTGTAATTCCAAAAATTTTACACAGATTGTCGCGCTGAGTAGGATTAGGCCCATTTCTATTGTTTTCCCATGCGGCCACAGCAGACTGCGACATGTCCAATTTAGCTGCTAATTCTTTTTGGCTCCACCCTTTCTTACCGCGGAAAATTTTAATTTGGTTTCCTATATTCATAACTTCCCCCTGTTACAGATTAACACAAAATCTGCTATCACCCAAATAATAATATTGCAGAAAATCTACTATAAGCAATGTTGCATTATCGTCGGAAAACTCAATAGACTTACAAACTGTGTCAAAAAATGTAAAAAAATTACTTGACAATAGTAGATTTTCTACTATAATTCTTCTTGGGATGCAGGAAGTATTTTTTTTAACCTGAAATAGTAGAAAATCTACTAACTTTAAGGAGAATCTCATGGGAATGATAAGTGTTAAAAAAGAGGTTATCAAAAACTGGCTATCCAACAAAGTCACCTCCCCTAAAAGTATTGAAGAAATAGCTGCAAGCATTAATGTAAGTCCAAGCCTTCTCTATAAAATTATTGAGGGCGATCGTCAAGTTACTCCTAATATTTTGCGCAAGCTCTGCGAACTTACCGGATACGATGTCGGCGACCTTTGTTTTTATGACCGCAACAGAGAACCAGAAGAAGACAACGATAAATAGCTATGGCCTACTCTAAAAAAGATAAGCCTTTGTCTATAAGGCTCCCGGAAAAGACTAAGCGACTCATCGACGAAGAGGCGGATAAGAATACCCGTGACTTCCAAGATGAAATATTGGTCTTAATCACCGAAGCCTTACATGCAAGGAAATATAACATAAAAAACTACACCTGATTGTAGTGTTTTGTCAGAAGTGTAGTTTTTTGTAGTGAAAAGTAGAAGGACGTAGAATGCCGACGGAGAGAGTAAGGAATTCAATAAAGAATTGGAGAAAGAAAACACCCTGGTTTACTCATTATAACTGTGCCAGATGTCGTTGTGTTTATAAATATGGTTCTTATTTTGGGAAGGTTAAGTTTTTGATGACCTTGGAAGATTTTAAAACTTTGTGGTTCAAGGATAAGGCTTATTTAATGATGCGCCCATCAATAGACCGCATCGATTCTAAGGGTGATTATATATTGGATAACTGTCGTTTCATAGAACTTACAGAAAACAACAGGAATAAAAGTTTTAACCCAAGATCACTATTAAATCTTAAATTTACGAAATTAGATTACGCGGAGTTGCCAAGCGGTAAGGCGGATGGTTCATACCCATCTATACGCCGGTTCAATTCCGGCCTCCGCAATAGGCGGGTGGTGAGGATTTCTAACCAAGATCCAGAAACGAGGAGCCAGGAATTAGGTCAGCCTACCCACACAGGCCCTGGATACCGACAAAATGGCCGAGAGGACATTGCGCCCATGTAAAGGCGGAGTGGTTACCGTACAAGCGCATGTCCTCGACTTAATTACAGGAGAGGAAATATGGCTAATTTCGTTAACAAAGACGTGGTCAGGCGGTACATCGAGACTAATCATAAGGAAATAAGTAACTGTGATTTAAGTGCATTAGACTCGTTGGTTTTCGGGATTGTTTTTGAGTGGATTCGAAGATCAAAAGGTAAAACGCTGAAGAATTTAAGCTATCAGATAGTGGCTTCAATAGCGAGAAGTGGCGTAAATCGCTCTCGAAGGATACACCGGGAGGCAATAATTTGCAATAGATGCAAAAAAGTAAGTACGCCAAATTGGGTAAGAAGAGCCAATGAGCGTATGTGGAAGGAGCAAGAGAAATGAGACAAGAATATCTTCTTGACACCATGGGCACTCAAGAGATTGCCGAGTCGTTTAATCTTAGTAGAAAGTATGTGCAGAATAACTGGCCTGAAATTTTACCTGGGATTAAGCCGGTTAAGCCAAATTGTAGATATCGCCAGTTGAGATTCGCAAGGGCAGACGTTCGAAAGCTGCTGGCGCAGCCAAAATAAGAGGAGGAATTATGTTGGTGAACCCACACTTGAGACAGATACACCCTTATTACTACAGACGCATTCGGGAGGCGCCGTTCAACGCTACCGTAATTTTGGTATGCGCAGTACTGGGGCTGGTTATTGTGGCATTTATTAGATAGTTTTAAGGAGGAAGGGGGAAGCAATGATTAAGAGACTTGTGATAAAGGATTGCTTGGGAATAGAAGAATTGGCTATTAATCCGGGCAAAGTGAACGTAATAAGCGGCGGGAATGAGCGCGGTAAAACTTCTATACTGGAGACCATAGAGAAAGCGCTATATAACACCAAGCGGCGTGCGCGCTTTGTGAGGACAGGAGCAGATAAGGCCTACATAGAGCTTGAGACTGATGACGGTATAAGCATACGTCGGACCGTCAAAGAAGATGAGGCAGGACTGGACGAAGGATCGGTTAAGGTGACTAAAGCTGGCGTGCCGGTAAAGGCCCCTGAAACCTTCCTTAAGGAATTATTCGGTAGCAACGGAAAACATAGTCACGACGTTTTCGCCTTTAACCCCGTAGATTTTATGCAAAAAAAGGATACCGAACAGACCGATATCCTGCTGAGTTTACTGCCGATTAAGGTGACTTCGCAGGATGCGCAAGCATGGTTCGGTGAAGCACCAAAGGTAAATTATGAGAAGCACGGCCTGCAGGTATTAAAGGATCTGGAGCAGTGGTTTTATGATGCCAGACGCGAAGCAAACGCCAGGACAAAAGCCACAGAAGACGAATGCGCAGCCGTGGCCAAGAGGCTACCAGATAACTACGAAGTAGAAGTCTGGGAAAAAGTAAACCTTGGCGAGCTATTCGCTGAACTCAACGCAGCGCAGGAAACTAACAGGGATATCGTAGAGAGTCGTAAGGTAATTGAGACATTTCCGGCAGGAGTGGAGGCCATAAATAATAAGTATGCCTTACAGGAAAAGGAAGCTCAAGATCAGGAAGCCGCCGAATACAAAGAAGCCAAGAATTCAATAGAGGCGCAGAAAGCAGCTCTACAGGAGCAGATAGACCGCATTAACATACAGATCAAAGATCTTGAGAAGAAGCGAGATGCCCTTTCCCTTGAGATAGACGGTCTCGACAGGTTTAACCTCAAGGAGAAAAAGGAAGCCTTGGCTAAAATTACCAAAGAGAAGTTAAGAAATATAGCCGAGAACAAAAAAGAAGAGTTGGCGCGTCTGGAGTCTAAGAAGAAAACCGCAGAATTCTTCCTTGATGTGCACCAGCCCATAGACATAGCCCCGATAAATAACCGCTGCACCGAAGCCGAATACATGAAGTCTTTTATTCCTTTAGCCAAAGAAGTAGGAGCGCTGGCGGTCCGACTAAAAGAAGAAGAGGCAACGGCTGAACACTATGACAAATGCGTAGAGACCGCTCGGCTTAAGCCTCATGAGTTACTCGCCACAGTAAAACTACCTATTAAAGATCTCGGAGTAGACGGTCGGGGAATCGTAACTATAAAAGGGCTTCCGCTATCGAATCTGTCCACAGCCCAGCAAGTCAAAACCTGTTTGGATATCGCCAGAGTGCTGGCTAAGGATAACCCCTTGAAGCTGATCTGCGTAGATAAGCTTGAGCATCTTGATGAAACTGTCCGAGCAGAATTCCTGCAGCAGATAGAAAAAGATCAGGAATTTCAATTTTTCGTCACCGTAGTAACTGATGGGGATCTAAAAGTGGAGGCGAAATAATGGACTGGACAAAAGAGAAAGTAGAAGAGCGTAAGTTTTATATCGGCGGTAGTGACGCTGCGGCGATCCTTGGTCTCTCTCGCTACAGAACGCCTTTGCAGGTTTGGGCTATAAAAACCGGCCAAGTTGCGCCGGAAGATATCTCTGACAGAGTAGCGGTAAAGCTTGGCAATAAGCTTGAGCAAACTGTGGCTGAATTTTTTATGGAAGAGACCGGCAAGAAGGTGCAGCGTGTAAGCGAAACTTTATACCATCCTTCCTACCCATTCTTAGGCGCAAATATAGATCGTCTGGTTATCGACGAGAAAGCAGGGCTTGAGTGCAAAACAGCCAATCAATTCAAGATGAGGGAGTGGGAAGGCGAAGAAATCCCGCAAGAATACCAAGTGCAGTGTCTGCACTACATGGCGGTTACCGGCCTTCCTGTATGGTATTTGGCTGCGCTTATCGGCAACATGGCTTTTTTATGGAAGGTATTCGTGAGGACGGACGCAAAGGTGAAGCTTCCGGATATGCCTAAAGAGCATATAAACCCCGTTGAGCCCAAGACGCTCAATGAAATGGTAGCCAAAGAGGTTTACTTCTGGAATAACTTCATTGTTCCCAAAGTAATGCCGATGACCATAACCTCTCAAGATGATGACATCCTTTACAGATTATACCCAAAGGCTGCCAGTGAAAGCATTATAGAACTTGGAGACGATGCCAGCCGTGTATGCGAGAGCCTCGATTCTATGCAGGCAGATTACGCCGTTCTTGAGAAAGAAATTGATGAACAAAAGAATACGCTGCGGGCGATGTTGAAGACTTACGAAACCGGCGTAACCCCGAAGTATAAAATTACGTGGAAGAACCAGCAGGAAAGGAGGATAGACGTCGAATTGTTCAAGAAAGAGGAACCCGGGTTATATGAGAAGTACGCGAAACCAAAGGATAAAAGAGTACTGAGGATATCGGTGAAGAAATAAGGAGGAAGTTATGGCAAAACAAGGAGAAGTGGGGAAAGCATTAGAGAGATCACCAGAACAAACCAGTCTTGTAACACTGATTAAGCAGTCGGCAAAAGAGTTGGGGCAAGCTCTACCGGCGCATCTGAATCCAGAGAGACTGGTAAGAATAGCATTGACATCAATAAGGACAAATCCGGAGCTTGCAAAATGCACTCCGGAAAGTTTCTTGGGTAGTTTATTCGTGCTTGCGCAAATTGGCCTTGAGCCTATAGCAGGCCGGGCCTATCTTCTGCCGTTCAAGAATAAGCGTAAGGTAGGTAATGACTGGGTAACGGTGCCGGAAGTACAGGCTCTAATTGGATACAAGGGGTTGGCAGAGTTATTTTACCGGCATGAAGCTGCACTCTCAATAGAGATGCAGACTGTGCATAAGAACGATGATTTTGCCTATGAGTACGGGACCAGTAGCTTTATAAGGCACAAGCCAGCTCTGGGAGACCGCGGAGAGGTAATCGGTTACTACGCCATAGCCAAGATGAAAGGCGGTGGCTGCATCTTCAGGTTTATGTCAAAGACAGAAGCCATGGATCATGGCCGGAAGCACAGCAAGACATGGATAACTCAAGAGTGGGATAACAAAGAAAAGAGGATGGTTAAGCTGCAGAATCCTCACTTTGCGGAATCCTCACCTTGGAATAAGGACCCGGACGCAATGTGCATGAAGACGGTATTGATTCAGCTCGCTAAGCTTCTGCCTCTATCGGTAGAGTTGCAGCGCGCCATCGCAGTAGATGAGACCAGCCGGGAATACCGTAAGGGTATAGATAGCGCCATGGATCTGCCGGACACAACCAGTTGGGAAGAGCCGGCGATTGAAGCAGCGGTGTTGCCGGACAAAACAGGCAAGAACGGCGATAATCTTGCCAGAACGGAAGAGCCGGTAATAAAGTCGTCCCTGCCTAAGAACGTCCTGGATACAATAATCAAGTCTAAGGAGAAGATTGGGGAAGAGAAGTTTAACGAGATCTTAGGCAGTATTGGCTATAGCAAGATAGAAGAGATTCCAAATATTCAAGAAGCAAACAAGTTGATACGAGAGGTAAGCAAGGCTTATGCAGAAAGTCAAGGATAACATGATGCCAGCGTACGCGCAAGCGTCGTTCTTGAGAAAAGTTAACTTTACGGTAAACAAGGCAACCTGTATTTCCATGGAGAGGGTAAAATCCCGACGCTGGCGCATGTTTCTATTAGAGAGGGGGTGAGAGGAATGGTTGAAACCATCCAGTCTTATGATGCAAGCACAAAGACATTCGCGCAGCCGGTAAACCAAAAGGTGAGGAAGCTTCTTGAGCTTGGCAAGATTAGTAAGGTAACTGACGGTATCTATCAATGCCTCCCCATCCCTGGTTATAACATCACCACTTACACAATAAAAGAGCATTTTGGTCAACTCATCTGTAATTGTCAGATGGGACGCAAGGGCAGAGAGTGCAGCCATGTAAGAGCCGTCCGGATCTACCAAGAACAGACAGAGCACATAAAAGAGCAGCAATTACACATGCTATAAGGAGAAGCAGATGCTTAATAAAACGCTGATTATTGGGAATTTAACTAAGGATCCTGAGTTAAAGTATACCCCCCAAGGCACCGCAGTATGTAATCTAAGAATCGCATCAAACCACATTATAAAAAGAAAAGACGGCCAGGATAAAGAAGAAGTGCTTTTTATTACGGCCACTGTTTGGAGCAAGCGCGCCGAAAACTGCGCGGAATACCTGAAAAAAGGCAGCCATGTATTCGTGGAAGGCCGTCTGCAGACGCGCTCATGGGATGGTCCGGAAGGCAAGAAGATATCGGTAATAGAATTGCATGTAGAAAATATACAGTTTCTTGATCGGGCGAAGGAAGGAACATCGCCTGAAGAACCAGCAGAGGATAACGTAGATTAAAAGAAGGGGTTAGTATGGCTCGTAAAAGACAGATTGATCCAGTATACCCCTTAGAGCAGGAAATAGCCCAGCTTTCTATACCGGCAAGGTATTTTTATATATTGAGCTGGTGTCACATGGATGACGAGACAGGGGTATTGCCTTACGATATTTTTATGTTGAAAGGCCAGATTTTCCCGGCTGATGATATTGACGTAGGAGCTATTATACAAGAGATAATAACGATGCGCCGGTACTTCCTTTTTGAAGCCGAAGGAAAGCGCTGGTTATGGTGTCCTACCATGCCGAAGCACCAAACAATAAACCATCCCTCAAAACGTAAATACCCCCCACCCCCAAAGACACTACAGGAGGACTACCGTAGTGGTAAGTTAGCACTACCCCTGAGTAGAGTAGAGTTGAGTAGAGTAGAGAAGAATAAAGAAACACAGCCCTATTGGGCTGCTTTTTCAGATAAAACTCAGGAAGAACTAAAAACTGTCAGTAAGGAATTCAATATTTACCAGCTCTTAGGCAGGCTTAAGAAAACCAAGGGGGTAGAGATACCGGAAGCGGTTATCAATAGGATATGCGTAAGCTATACCCGGAATAAGCCTGGGGTAAAGAAGCTCTGGCCATGGTTTATCGTAACAACCCAGAGAGAATGGGAAGCTTGGAATGCAGAGCAGAACGTGAAAGAAAGCGAGGCCAGAAGATCTGAAGCGCGTGCGCCGGTAGCGCCAGCTATAGCGCAGATATTGGCAGGAATGAGGTTGAAATGAGGAAACAGTCAGGATTTGAGAAAGAGCTGCTATTCCGGATAAAAGCGGCCAGACTTCCTATGCCTGAGCCAGAGTACAGATTCCATCCTGAAAGGAAATGGCGTTTTGACTTTGCTTATCCGGAGAGGAAGATAGCGATTGAGTGCGAAGGCGCGGTCTGGACCCGGGGCAGGCATACCAGGGGGAGCGGTTTTATTGCGGATTGCCAGAAGTATAACTCGGCCGCTTTACTGGGCTGGATAGTTTTAAGATATCCGCGCTGTATGATCCGCGAGGCCATAAGCGACATTCAGGTTTTATTAAAGGGTTAACGATGGGTAATATACTCGTTTTAATGTTAGTGCATCCGCAAACCAAAGATACCTTTATCCGCGAAGTAAAGCTTCCGGTAGAGCAGGCTTTACAGCACCCTCTTAGGCCGCAGTTTATTTGCGAAATCCCCAAGGGCTACGAGGCGCACATACTTGGGGTAGAACAGGAGAAAGAATAATGGGTCTTAAACTACGATGCAAGATTTGCGGAGCAGAGCATAAGGCTACAAATAAGAAATTCCCTTTTGCTTTTTACGAGCAAAGAGAGGTCTTTGAAGGTAAAGGCAAAAACAGGAAGTCGCTGGGGGTAAAGCCGGTCTTAGTAGGTTATGGCTGCAAGAAGTGCGTAGGAAAGCATGAGCGCAGCGAATTCATTAAGCAGCACTCGATTAAGCCAGCACCGGGCCAGCGCATGATAGAAGCCGTCAGGAATAAGATTAAAGAACTGGCGCTGATGGGAAAGAAAAACGAAGGGAGAAAGTAATGTTTGTACCGCTATGGCTTTTGATCTTGGTTGCTCTCGTTTTGCCGGCAATGGGGTATTTAGCCGGAGCGATGTATTTGGTTAAGGAAAGACAGAAGATAATCCAGCAAATGAGTGAGCGTGAAGTAGTGGAGCTGACCGCTAAGGCCGTGGCCACAGAACTCAAGAAGAGGATGGCAAAGAATGTTCCACAAATTCATCGGGATACTATTAATAATTGACGGCGCTTGGTCTTTAGCCACGCCCAAAAATAACCGCTGGTTAGTAGGTGATCTTGGCCGCTGGGTAAGGATAGGCATGGGGATAGTCTTAATATGGTAGATGAAAGGAGGATCAGTTGAAAACTATAGCTTTTGATTTTGACGGGGTCATCGCGCATTCCGAGGGCTGGAAGGGGGTAGATGTTTTTGGCAAGCCTAATTGGGAAGTAGTGGAAGCGATGCAGATGCTTAAAGTAGCCGGTTATCATCTTATAATTTGGACCACCAGGAAGGCTACACCGGCACTTAAAGCGTACTTAGCCAGGAATAAGATACCGTATGATTCCATAAACTCCTGCAGCCATAACCCTCCGGAGACCTCAAGTAAGCCGATTTACCATGCGATTATTGATGATAGGGCTATCCAGTACCGCGGTCAGAAGAGGGATAAGCTTATCCGTAGTATTAAGCATTTAATAGAAGAGGGCGCGCCGATAACCGATCAGGAGAAAAAAGATGAGCCAGCAAAACAAGAAGCCGCACCAGCTGCCGTTTGACCTCTTAGGAAAGGTTTGTTCTGTAATTCAGGATACCGGCTTTGTGGGCAGCGCAGAGGAATACGTGAAGCAGTTTTACGGCAAGGAATTTTCGGAATTGACTATATGTGAAGCGGAGATGATAGTGCGCACTTTGGCAGATAAGCCAGGATGCTTGCATGAGACTAAAGAGGGTGGAGATGGAACTCGATAAAATCTATCAAGGCCATGCGTTAAGAGTGCTTAAGAAATTACCCGCGGAGAGCATTGACTGCGTAGTGACCTCGCCGCCTTACTGGGCTTTGCGAGACTATGGAGTAGCTGATCAGATTGGGTTAGAGTCAACTTTCCAGGAATATGTCGTAAAACTTTGCGATATCTTTGATGAGATTAAGAGGGTACTAAAAGGACCCGGGTCCTTGTGGGTGAATTTGGGGGATACGTATAATAACCTGACTCCCGGCTCCCGGGATCCACACAGGTGGCCTAAGCAATCGCGTAATGACCATAAAGCTGCTAAGCCCAAAATCAGCTATCCACAGAAGAGTCTATGTTTAATCCCTGAGCGCTTTGTTATTGAAATGGTAGATCGGCGTGGATGGATAGCGCGCAATGATATTGTCTGGTCGAAAAATAATCCTATGCCAGAAAGCGTGCGCGACCGTTGCACGAAAAGCCATGAGTACGTATATTTCTTTACTAAGAACCAGACGTACTATTTTGATCAAGATGCTATCCGAGAGCCTTATTCGGAAGTCTCGCTTCCCCGCGCTTTGCGTGGTTTGTCAGCAAAGAATAAATGGAAAGATGGGGCGCCCGGGTCCACTGCCAATTCGATAAGCCAGCCTCGTTTGAATGTCAGGAAGCAATTTAAGAGAGAGTATGGCGGAGGCGGCAGCAGCTTTGTAGGCCATAGTGGGTATAGAACAGCGGATGGCCGGTTGTTGATTAATCCTCTTGGGCGCAATAAGTGGACTGTTTGGCAGGTATCCACAGCTTCTTACAGGGGAGCTCATTTTGCCACTTTCCCCGAATCCCTCATTGAACCAATGATTAAAGCCGGTTGCCCGCAGGGGGGGGTAATACTCGACCCTTTTATGGGCTCCGGGACCACGGCAGTAGTTGCGAAACGTCTTTCCCGAAATTTTGTCGGTATCGAATTAAATCCCAAATACATAGAGATAGCGGAGAAACGGATTTCTGGCGATGAAAGAACCAGATCAAAATTTATTTGAATTTGCTTTTGAACCCAAGACTAAACCAACCGGCATAGACCTTTTTGCCGGTGCCGGAGGGTTTTCTTTGGGGATTGAATGGGGAGGGATAGATGTTCGAGCGGCTGTTGAATATGATGCTGCCGCTGCCCTAACGTATAGAATGAATCACCGAAGAGCAGTTTTATTAAAGCAAGATATCCGAACTCTATCCGGAATTGATTTGTTGCGAGCAGCCAGGCTCAAGGATGGAGAGCTTGACCTTTTATTTGGAAGTCCGCCTTGTCAAGGATTCTCGACAAGCAATACAGTGAATAGGGGATTAGATAACCCAAATTCAAAACTAATGAATGAATTTATCCGATTGACAAAAGAGACCACGCCTCGCGTATTTCTAATAGAGAATGTGCCGGGCCTGCTTAGCTACAAAGATTTTTTTATCATGCTGCTGGGGGCTTTAGAAAACATTGGATATGCAGTCCGTTTTCTTATTATGGATGCCGTCAGCTATGGCGTACCGCAGCACAGAAAACGTGTTCTTATTCAAGGATGCCGTAATGACCTGAATAGGATACCTTCTTTTCCGTCGCCTACCCATTTTGACCCAGACATAGATAAGAAATTCAAAGGCCAAGTTGCGCCGTCTGCCTTGGCAGTCAAATGCTTTGCCACAAATGGATTCAGTAAAGAAGAGGTTAGAGATCTTTATTGGAATCATGTTTTGTGGATACACATGAATAAGAGAACCGCAGGGGAAGTGGTTGATAGAGCCATAACAGAGTTATTATGTGAGACATTAGCCAGTCATATTAACCAGAAAGGAGTAGCGCATGGCAAGACCAAGAGCAATAGGGGAATTCGTAATTGTGCAGCTGCAGGAAAAGGAAAGCGGCCAGATAGTAGTGCCGGATGTCGTGAAAGGAGTAGTAAAGGCTGATTCGGTGTTTCGGGTGATAGACGTAGGCAGCCAATGCAAAAGCGGAATAAAGCGAAACGATCAGATAATCATCAGCGCGCCCGCCACAACCGAGTTTGACTATGCTGGCCAGCATTATTTCGCGCTTCCGGAGGCCCGGATAGCGGTAGTAATAAGATAAGGAGGAAACCGTGGCAAAACAGCAGCAGAAAGAATTTGATAATCTACCAAAGCCATCAGACCTGGGAGATGCATGTATTCAGTATTTAAACATTAAGGATGATATTGCTAACTCTCAAGAGAAACTGGAAAGGCAGAAGTTGGTAGTGGCAGAGGAATTTCGTAAGGCTGGAAAGAAGACGATAAAGGTATCAGGTCATACGTTTTCGTTCTCGGAATTCAATCAGATAAAGATTATAGTTAAAGAAGAATAATCCCAGCGCATGCCGGTTGTGGTGTATATAGCACGCTTTTAAGGTTTGGAGAGGAGTGAACCCCTTCACCAACCGGCAGCCTGGCCAAGAGATGATAACAGCCAATCAGATTAAGACAGCGTTAATATGGTATTGCCGTTTCAAGAGACAATGGGTATGCGCTCCGGAAGTAGAGTTTAATTTTGGGTGGGCGGATATCCTCGTTGATACCGGAACAGCAATTTGTGAAATAGAGGTTAAGGTCAACAAGGGTGATCTATGGAACGGTGAAGCCAAGAAGAGCAAGCACTTCAGGTCACAACATGCTAATAAATTTTATATCTGCGTACCGGAAACCTTAAAGGATGAAGCCTTGAAGTGGGTTGATTCGGTTAATCCCAAATACGGCATAATGATTTTTGACCAATGGAAAAGTATCGTGGTAGTAAAGACAGCAAGGGAGTTGACAGGAGAATATAATCCAGAACTTCAAAAGAAGATAATAAGGCGGCTTAGCTCCATGGTCTATTTTTATATGAACAGGGACCAGGCAAAGCCGCAAACAGAACAGGAGGGGTAGATGAATGATAAGAATTTCGTAGCAGAAACGTTAGCGCACATAAGAGCAGTAAGCTTCTTGATATCGGTATTTATAAGCAAGCTCACGGCCCGGGCCATAACCCATGATCAGAGCAAGCTCAATGATCCTGAGTATGACATCTTCAAGGATTATACGCCAAAGCTGCGTGATTTGACCTATGGCTCGGATGAATACAAGGCGTGCTTGGCGGAGATGGGGAAGGCCCTCGAGCACCACTACATCAATAACCGGCATCATCCGGAACACCACGGCAAAGAAGGCATAAAGAAGATGGATCTCGTGGATCTGGTAGAGATGTTTTGCGACTGGAAAGCAGCAACGCTTAGGCATAAAGACGGAGACATTATTAAAAGCATAGAGCAGAATCAGGTGCGCTTCGGGTATTCTGATGATCTGAAGGCAGTATTTTTGAATACAGCTAAGTTGCTTGAGCCTTACGCAACGCGGGAAGAGAAATGAATAAGACCAAAATTGAATGGTGCACGTACACGTGGAATCCCATAGTCGGTTGTAAGCGTGGGTGCCCTTATTGTTATGCAAGAAAGATACATCAGCGATTCCATCCCGACATTCCATTTAACGAAATATCAAATTGGGATGAACGCCTGGAGCAGCCATTAAGAGTTAAAAAACCGAGTAAGATATTCGTCGGCTCAATGAGCGATATCGAGTATTGGTCACCGGCGCAGATGAAAAGCGTTTTGGATATTATAAAGCAATGCCCCCAGCATACTTTTCTATTTCTTACAAAGAATGGGAGAGTTTACTATCGCTATAATTTCCCAGTGAATTGCTGGTTAGGCCAGACGGTAATAAAAAGAGAAGACTACGTCTATCAGCCGGAGATCAAGAATATTAAGTTTATCTCCTTTGAGCCTTTGCTTCAGGAAGACATAGGGAAGTATTATTTTAAGGGCGCGGATTGGTTTATCATCGGCGGATTGACGCCAAAACCTCAACATAGCGATGCATGCGTCAAGGAAATATTAGATCAGGCAAGCTATTTTGGCATCCCTGTTTTTATGAAGAATAACCTAAAGTGGCCCGGAAAATTGATACAGGAATGGCCAGAACCAAGGGGGTAGAGAGATAATGAAACGCGAACAATTTACTGATACAGGCATAGATGACAATGAAGTCGCGCAGCTAATCCAAAAGGAAAGCTACCGGCAGATAGAGAAGTGGGGTTTTCAGCAGCATGACTTATTTGAATGGTATATCTATACCGCAGAAGAACTCGGAGAATTAGCCAAAGCAATCAGTGAATACGCATACAGGGACGGTAGGCTGGAGGATGTTATTAAAGAGGCCATTCAAACGGCGACGTTAGCCATTAAGATTGCAATAATGGCGAAGAAAAAATTAACGGAAGGGGTAGGATGAAAATAAAGATAATACTTAAAGACAAAAAACTGCTGAAGTCTTCACGTGTTAGGAAGTGGTTAAGGGAATACAAGAAGGCTTTGGAGCGGTATCTCATTCGGGAAAAAGCCCAAGAGAAAATTTTTGAATCAATCATTTATGGCTATCCCTTGCGAGTAGAGAAAGACGGAAGCCTTAAAGTAATAAGAGATTTCTATACAAAGCGCAAAAACAGAACTTGACATTTTGACATATTTGTGGTAAACGGAACCCGAGGGGTAGAGCCATGGTAAAGGTTATTAACTTCATAGGGTATTCGATATTAGCGGCGGTAGGAGCGCTGTTAGCGGTAGCAGCAGCAAATACCCTATTAACTATGCACATCTATACATGGAAATAAAAGAAGAAAACGAACTTAGGCCACTTACTCCTCAGCAGGAGCGGTTTTGTCATGAATACTTAAAAGACCGCAACGGCACGCAGGCAGCAATCCGCGCTAAATATTCACGCAAGACAGCTCAAGAGCAAGCTTCTCAGCTCTTATCAAAACTTATGGTTAAGGCCAGAGTGAATGAGTTGATAGCAGCGCAAATCAACCGGCTTAAATTAAACGCTGACCTCGTTATTAAAGAGCTTCTTAAGCACGCCACAATAGATATTGCTGATGCCTATGATGAGAACGGCGAGCTTAAGGATATCCAAGATATGCCTGAACCATTGCGGAAGGCAATCATTGCTATTGAGACAGAAGAGTTATTTGAAGGCCGCGGAGAAGATAGAGAGCATATCGGCTATGCTAAGAAA